CCCTCATTCATTGCCGCTTTGACCACTTCTTTTAAGTCGGAAAGAGCACCAACGAACTCCGGACGCTTTTCAGCGATACCAATGACCGCCGGATCATAGAAAACGCCGCCTTTGTCGTACCAGCTAGTGTTATAACCGAGCTGATAGGCAGTTACTTTTCCATCCGGGCTGTTCTTTGCCGTGAATGTCGGCGTAATATGCGGCATTTGCGGAACTTTCAGCTTCGGAAGCGACCATGAGAAGTTCATCAAACTTTTAATAGCCGATACCTGGCTTCTGACAGTCTGATACGCCGTTGTGACCGCTGAAGTTGAAACTGTCGGAACCCTCAGACTCAAGCTGCCGAACGACGATGACATGTTCTTTGCGGCTGTTGATACCGCTGTCATAGCCCTTCGAACTGTATCTGTGTTGACTGTCGGAATCTTAGGTTTCATGCTGGTGAACGATTTCACCATATTCTTGCAGGCCGTGCTGACCGCTGTCATACACATGCGGATCGTGTCCGTGTTAACGCCCGGAAGCTTGGGTTTGGAGCTGCTGAAATACTTTTCCATGGTCGATACTGACGTTGCCACTTTGCTGTTTGCGGTCACCAGTGACGATGTGTCTACCTCAGAAATGACCAACTTTGCATTCGTGAATGCCGCTGCCATATCGTCAGTCGCACCTGTTACGGAGCTGATGTCAACTTCGCCAGTCTTGAGCTCATTATCTTTGCTTCCGCCGCCGAATAGTCCGCAAATCCAATCCCATGCGCCCTGAGCCGCATTCTTAACAGTTTCAAACGCATCGGATGCAAGTTTGCCGATATCCGGGAACGGGAAGTCACCGCTGAAGATAGCCGTTATCCCTTCCCATACGGTTGAGGCGGCAGTTTTGGCATTATCCCATGCCGTTGTAGCAATTTCCTTTACCACTGGAGCCGCGCCCTCAAACGCGCCTTTAATAGCACTCCATGCGCCAGTTCCGAATGTCTTTGCGTTCTCCCATGCTGTTGTTGCTATCTCCTGAACGACCGGAGCCGCACCGGAGAACGCACTCTTGATAGCATCCCATGAAGTCTTTGCGAATGACTGAGCATTTGTCCATGCAGTGATTGCAATGGACTTGACGACCGGGGCCGCGCCTTCAAATGCTCCCTTGATTGCATCCCACGCATCGGAAGCGGCTGTTTTCGCGTTGTCCCATGCCGTCGTTGCAATCTCTGCTACTGTCGGAGCAGTCCCCTCAAAGAAACCTTTGATTGCATCCCATGCGTTTGAGGCCGCCGTTTTAGCGTTATCCCACGCTGTTGTTGCTATTTCCGCAACAGTCGGAGCTGAACCAGAGAAGAAACCACAGATAGCATCCCAAACATTACTAGCCGCTGTCTTGGCGTTATCCCATGCAGTCGTGGCGATCTCAGTCACAACAGGAGCAGCTCCGCTGAAGAAGCCTTTAATTGCGTTCCAGGCTGTTTTCGCGGCAGTCTGTGCATTCGTCCATGCCGTAATCGCTATGGATTTGACTGTCGGTGCTGTACCCTCGAAAAATCCTTTGATAGCTGTCCATGCTTCTCCGGCCTTCTCTTTGGCGGTATCCCATGCGGTCGTGGCGATCTCTTTTATGCTGATATCGCCGCTGAAGACACCCTTAATGGTGTTCCAAATGCCTGTTGCAACACCGACCAGTCCGCTCACAATGCCTTTTATCTTGCTGGATATGCTTTCCCATATTCCAATGACAGCATTGCGGAAGCCTTCGTTCGTTTTCCAGAGCGTAGTGATCACTGCCACAATGCCTGCAATAGCCGCAACCACGATTCCGATCGGGCTTGCGATAACACCGACAACAGCCGTGACAGCCGCTCCGATTGCCGGAATGACTGTCAGCAGTGTTCCGATGCCGCCGATTATCTTCGACACGATCAGAATGACCGGACCTGCCACTGCCGCAATACCGGCGATCTTGACAATCATTTCCTGCGTCTTCGGGTTGAGCTTGCCCCACCATCCTGTCAGCTTCTGAACCCCTGCTGACAGCTTCGAGATGATTGGAACCGCTACACGCCCGACTGCATTAAACAGCGATGCTCCGGCGACCTTCAGCTGATGGAAGACCTTTGTCATCTCGTCGATCGGATCTTGGGTGTCGTCGAATGTGTTTCCGACAACGTCCGTGTAATCGTCAAGGCTCGTGCCGAGGTCATCCAGCGACAGCTGCCCTGATTTCGCCATGTCCTGGAATGCGAGAGCGTTCTTAGATCCGACCACGTCAGCCAGTTCTTCGAAGCTGATGGAACCGTCCTGCACGCCTGCGATCAGCGTTTCCATACCTTCAGCAACGTTGTCGCCGCTCTTACTGTACTTCTGCGCAGCCTTGGTCATGGCCTTCATGGCGGTCTCGTCGTCAATACCGGCTTTACTGAACCGCCCCATCAATGTGATGGACTCGCCAACTCCGAGACCCATCGCCCGGAGTGTTGCGCCGTTCTTCTCAAGGCTCCCCTGCAGGTCGCTCGTGCTCATGCCGGTATCCTGCGCTGTCTTGGTCAGCAGGCCGAGATATCCGTCAAGATTATCCGTTGACTCCCCGAACTGCTTCATGACCTTGTCAGCGGAATCTACCGCCCCGACAACATCATCACCGTTTATCTCAGCAAACTGTGCGAACAACTCAGTGGTTGACTCCAGCTGTTCGCCTGTGAAGCCGAACCGAGTGCTGACCTCTCCGAGCGATGACGCAAGCGTGTCCATGCCGATGGAACTGTTGGCATATACCGTCTGAAGCGAGTTCTGCAGTCCTTCCAATGCTTCGCCGGTTGCGCCGGTCATGGTAACAACCGTATCAAGCCCGTCATCTACTTCCGACCAAGCCGCATATGATGCCGCGCCGACTGCAAGGATCGGAGCCGTGACGTGTGTGGAAAGCGTTTCTCCGACCTTTACACCCTTCTCGGAGATGCCCTTCAGCCCTTCGCCCATGTCCTTGAACTTCGCACCGATAGATGAACCGCCCGCTTCTTCCAGCGCATGGTTCATCTCGTTCAGTTCTGCAGTCAAGTTATTAACCTGTGTACGATACTTGGAAGCTTCCTCGGAATTCTCGCCGTATTTCTGCGCGGCCTTGTCAGCCATCTGATTTGCTTCTTCAATGGCCTTCTTCTGCAGTTCGATCTTTTTCTTGAGAGTGTCGACCTTTTTCCCGTTAGTAGCCTGCGCCTTCCCGGATGCGTCAAAGTCTGACGCTGTCGCTTTCAACTCACTGTCAAGTTCCTTTGTCACAGTGACGATGTTTTTCATCGACTGCCGGTATTCTTTTTCACCATCTACCTGTATTCGCGGGCCGATTGATGTTGGCATTCTGTTCTCACCTACCTTAGTGCTATCGCCTGATCATAATCCATTGTCCGGCGGTGCACTTCGACAGCAACGCCGCGCGTGATATAGAAGCATGACAGCATATCAAGCATCTCTCCGACCGGAGTATCAAGGATGTCGCTCCGGGTCATGCCCCATTGCAGTCCATAAAACTCTAACCACTCAACAGTCAGGACTGATTTTCCTGCCGAGCGTTGGCCTTTTTTCTCGGAGCCGGTTTGGTCTGTACATGCGTTTCATTCCCTGCTCCCATTGCCTGAGCCGCCGCAAGAAAGACTTCCTGGAATGTCTCCTGATCGAGATCCAGCAGTTCGTCAACTGTGATCGGCGTGTGCCCTTCGTCCCGGTGTTCCTGGCTCCGGCAAAAAGCCGTATTAAGTGCGATAATAAACGCGCACTGATTTTCAATGATGTTTCCGTGCTTCCCGCTCAGTGCTTCACCGATCCGTGAAAAGTCTCTGTCGGGGCAGAAGTCAGCAAACATCTTTGCTGCCCTCATGCTGTACATAAACCCGACTTCCCTGCCATTTAAGATCATGCTTGCCTCCTCCATGCTAAAAAAGACCACCGGCAGAGGTTTGATTCTACCGGTAGTCTTGTGCTACATATTGCGCTTATGATCAACCTGTGATGCCGAGAGCAGTTTTCAGAGCGGCTTCTGCAGCTGCCTCTGTCTCATAGCCTGCTTCGTTGACCCATTTCCAGTCGTGGTTCGCGCTGTCATCGCGGTGCAGGTTGAACTCCATTGCGGTCGTCTGATACTCAACACCGTCCTCGCGCGTGGATGCTTCATCGTCAATGCTCGCAAGTTTTGCCTTGCGAACCACCGTCGGAACCCAGGAATGGACACCGCCGGAAACATACTCAACGATCCAGCCAAGACCAACATACGGTTTGGTTGCTCCGTCTCCGTGCTTGACCCATCCATCAGTGTCTGCTGCGGGTGTGCCCTCGATCAGAGCCTTAGCCGCTGCAAGCGGATCATCGCATGTCAAGGTGCAAGTGCCGCCTGTAAAAGTTCCTGCCTCAGACTCCTGTACGCCGTTGTCAGCGTAGAAATCTGTGCTATCGGAATACTCCGGAGACAGGGACACCTCAACGCCGCGGGCCAGTCTCATGCCGCCGGTGTAAGTGATTGTTCCGGATGTGTTTACGTAAGTAGCTACGTACGGAAGGCTAAAACCTACCCTTACTCTACCGTGAGCCATAATCTTATATTCCTCCTGTTATCCGGCTGATCTCTTCGTCACAAACCTCGCTCATCTTCTGAACACAGGCCTCTTTCGTGGCGTTCACAGCCCTAGACATAAAATGGCACGGCTGAAGCCAGCTCGTGCCTGATTCGATACTTCTCGCGATCAGCTGATTCGGCTGACCGTTTGGATATTTCTTTGTTTTAACCTGGTTGTATCCGTCAAAACCAAGTTTGACGTTCTGCTGATTGTCCCTGTCGGACATCTTCGTGATACCGAAAGACTCCTGCAGGCCTGCTTTCTGCGCGGGCGTAATACCAGAAAGTACGTGCTCAGCTGAGCCGAACTCCGTATTGCTTCGTGTCGGTATCTGCCCAATTGCCGAACTGACAGCATCAGCGACCACAGATGCGCCCTCATAAAGGCATTTCTGAATGATCGGTTTCGTTTCTGTCTCAAGCTGTTCAAGCTGCCGGGTGTATTCCGACAATCCTTCAATTCGCATTCGTGCCATCGATTTCCCACCGCCATTCATAATGGATCAGACCTGTCTCCGGCTCATACTGGACGGAAGCCAGATACCACTCAACCGTGCAGGCGTTCAACATCGTCTGAATGTCATCGCATACGCTGTCGTACTCGGTTTTGGTGAAATAATTAAGGGAACCACTGATCACTTGTTCAGCCTTGCGGCTGTCAGCATGAAAGCTGTCCCCTTCACTGTCTTCCGCCCATACCGCGTACGGGATGGAAGCGTTCTTTGCTTTTGTGTAGTGGTAGGTGCGTGTGCATACAGATGCGACCTTAACACCGAACCACTGCATTTTCTGCTGAAGCGTCATCCAACCACCCCCTCAGTCGAGACATCAAAATTCTCGTCCAGTCGGAACAACGTCAGATCCGTGACCTTCAGTCCGTCCTCGTCAAGCAGATGCTGTACCATGTCCACCCGGTACTGTTTGCCGTCATCCATCAAAGCGTACTGCCGGACGTGGATGCTCTCATCCCGCCAAATGCGGATCAGCCTGTCAACCTGCTGCTCCACACCCATAGCGGCGTACTGGCGACCGTATCCGATTGTCCGATCACCGTAATAGTGATATGACACCGGAACTAGCTTCTCCGCTGGCATCTCGCCCGGTTCCGCCACGTCCTGCAGGTTGCAGATCTTCAGAGTGCCTTCAAAAAGCATTTAAGCACCCCCTGACTCGCTGTTGGATCCTTCCGTCATCTTCTGAGCGAAGAGGCGGTTGTTGAGCGCATACCGGAGCATCCGTGGCATTCCCGCAGACGCTTCCGTCTCTGCTCTCTTGCGGTACAAATACGCGGCATACATGACAACCAGATTGCAGTCACCAATCTCGGACAGATCGAGCGTGATGCCCTCTTCCGCAATCGCTGACTGCGCCGCCGGGATGATGAGCGTTGACAGGTAGTCATCAAACGCGGAACCGGCAATCTGTAAATTCAGCTTTGTCAGTTCAAGCAGTTCGTCATTCGTCAACCTTCTTCACCCCTTTTTTCCTCGGAGCGGCTTTAGAAGCTGATTTCTGCGGTTTCGGTGCTTCGACCGCTTCCGCCAGCTTCAGCGGATTCGCCAGGATCTCCGCCCCTCTTTTGTCTGTCACTTCGACGATGTCTCCAATATGGTAGACTTCATCTGTGATCCTGTCGCAAAACTCAACGCATACTTTCAGCTTCATGTCGCATCACCCTCCGATCAGGCGGAAACCTTCTTCTTCAGCAGATAGATGTATTCGCCGTCAAGCACCTTACCGTCGTTGATAACGAGTGCTTTCTTCACATACTGGTTTGTCTCATGGTCGAAGTAGTCAACGACCGTGAACTCCATGTTGGAGTTGATCGCATAAGCCTTCTGCGGTACCCAGTACATAGCGAAGAACTGACCGTTCGTTTCTGTGTCGAAGTCCTTCAGGCTGTCGTTCTCAACGAAGACAACTTCCTTACCCTTGAAGGTTGCCTTCTCTGTTCCGTCAACCGGGTTGAAGGTCTCAGCGTAAACCGGGTGGCTCTGGTTATCTGCCAGAGTTTTGATCACAGACTCATATGTAGCTGCTGTCATCGCAAACTCAGGACGCTCTGCACGCATGCCAAGCGGGATCTTTGCGAACAGCTTCTTCTGCCATGCTTTCCAGTCGGCAGCTTCAGCGGCAGTGAACTCGATGATGTTGCCCGACGGGATGCGGGAGCTCTGTGCAGCTGCCTCGGTCAGGATACCTACGCACTGATTGTTAGCTTCCGTACCGGACATGATCTCGATGTCCATAGCCTTGACGTATGCTTCCGCAACGACCTTTGCGAACTCCTGCTCAAATACCGGGACGGAGAGAACTGTCTGCAGCAGTGTGCGAGCCAGTCTGATTTCGCCGATCTTGTAGCCGAATGCCACATAACCAGTGATTCCGCCTGCATCCTGTCTGTCAGAGACTGCTGTCTCAGCGATGCGGTTGAATGTTGCACTGAAGGATCCGATCGGATACTTAACACCGCCCTTAAGGTTGGTCTTGCGGACTCTGCTGTACAGCTGCCCGTGAACCTCGCTCACGCCTTTGATGATCTCCTGCATGACCGTTTCCGGAAGCAGCACACCAAGATCGGAAGCTGTGCCAGTTGCGTCATTTCTTTTTTCAAATTCAAGTACGTCTTTATTCAGTTTTCCTGTCTGCACAAAATCGCGGAAAGCAGTTCTGTACTCCATGGAGTTTCTGCCATGTTCTGCACTCATATTGGTTCTTACCTCGCTTTTTGTTTCCTCAGCAGGTTCTTCTTTCGTTTCCTGCTGGCTTTCAAGCTCATCAAGCTGTGCCTCAAGATCTGCAATCTCTGCTTCAAGAGCGTCAATCTGCTCCTGCTTCTCGGCCTTCTCAGCTTCGAGCTTATTGATTTCTTCTTCTACAGCGTCCCGCTCTTCGTCGGTTTCCGCCTCATCGATTGACTTTTCAAGATCTGCTTCGCGCGTCTCAAAGTTCGTTTCCGCCCTGAGTGCATCAAGTTCCGCTCTCTTTGCGTCAATCTTCTTTTTCGTCATCAGCACTTTTAACGCCATGTCGAATTTCCTCCAGTCTCTGTTTCTGTCTCAGCTTCCATGCGTCCGCTTCCCTCTTCCGGATGAGTTCTGCGTCAGCTTTGCGGGCCGAGATATTAGTCTCCTTATATGCCGGGAACGTACAACAACTGACCTCAAAAAGATTTACCTTTCTGATCGTCCAGTGGATGCTGCCGTCTTCACGCTTTTCGGTCTCCTCATCAAGGATTTCGAAGCCGATAGAGCACTGGTTCACATCGCCTCTCTGAACGCGGGCATACAGGTTCATGGCATCCTGATCATTACGGTTAATCAGAATGCTTCCCCAAAGTCCCTCGCCATCCTCACGAAGTTCCAGTGTGTTTGCAGTCGTGCGACCGAGCACCAGCCTGGTATCATGGTCGATCAGAGCCCGTATGTCCCCGCCGAGAGTATCGGTAAACGCGCCGGGTGCAACGCTCTCTGTATAACCATCCCAGATGTTGTAATCTTTATTAAAAACGGCGAAGTGCCCCTCGATCCGGAGCTCTTCGCCGCTTTCCCGCGTTTTAAAATTTGTTGCGACAGATCTGACCTGTCTCTCTTCTCTGCTCATGCTCATTCCTCCTGCACCAGCTTCTTCTGATCGCCCAGCTTATCACTTGGGATGTAGTTTTCCAGCATTACGAGCTCGTCCAGGCCTTCCATCGGGCTCATTCCGACACGGTCCCGGACCTCGTTGCCCGTAACGATGCCCTGTTTCCGGAGCTCACCGAACACACTGCTGACTGTCTGGATATCCCAGTTCATCAGCGACCAGATATTAAACTTCAAATACCATTTCGGCGACAGGATCAATTTCCGTGTCAACTCCTGCTCAATTTCTTTGGCAATAGACCGGATGGTATTGTTGATAAAGTTATTCCATGCTTCACGGTCATAGTCTCCGACGCCCAAAACAAACGGCGGAACACCTAAGATAGCCGCAATCGTACGTTTGTCGATCTCGACCGTGTCATTGATGGCAAGGTCGGCAAGGGATAACGGTCTTATCTGCTCAACAGAGAACTGGTCAGCCGGTATCAGCCAAGGATCGCCGACGCTGGAAGACTCAACATAGCTTTCAAGCAGTTTCTTGCGTCCTGCTGGAGATGAAAACTCGTCCGTCAATGCGTCAACCTTCACGATCACGGATGGTTTCCATTTGGACTCCATAAAGCCTTTTTCCGTCGCTCTGGCCTGCTTGATATTGTTCGCGACATCGCGCAATGCCACCGTGAGCCCCATGCCCATCCACGGATAGTCCGGGTCTGGGTTGTGCACGAAGTGAAGCAGGCTGTCGTTCGGATCCTGCGGAACTCCATCAATCACGATTTTGTACTTGTATCCATCCGCTTGCCATGCAATACGGCCCGGCCTTATCGGCTCAAGGTCACTCAGCAGGCCTTTGGATGTGTGTACACGTACTACGCTGTTCCCTTTTCCGTACAACAGCAAATTCATAACGACCGTATCCATGAACGTTTTCCGGGTCATATAATCATTCGGCTGTATATCCAGTTTCCGGCTCAACTCATTTATGATCCGCACATCGCCCTTTTCAGTATTTGCCATCAGATGGATCGTCATGGAGCTGATCATGTCCGCGATCTTCCGGCAGGCCGTCAGCACTTCCGGGTTATGCGCCAGTGTCGTGTACCCCTGCACACACAGTGAATCATATTCATCTCCCGACAGCACCCGGATCAGATCCCGGATGGACGCATCCCGTGCGCTCCGTTTCTGAGGCGGTTCTTTTACTTTTCTGATTTCATACCCTAATACTCTCATTGGTTCTTATCCTCATCGCCCCACCAGCTCTGTGCCTTGTGAGTCTTCTGCAGATCTTCCTCATGCCGCACGCAGGCAAATACCGCCGCGTCAACAATATCTATCCTACTGCTCCCGTGACC